CGAACAGCTCAACTATTGGGCATATTCTAACTTTCAACAACACCAACGGTACGCTGGTGCAGGATAGCGGCTTATCGGTACTAGACGCGCCAACAACTCTATTCGTCACCACAGGCGGAACCGACACAGGAGATTGTTTGGTCGGGGCTCCATGCCTAACCGCGCAATATGCACTCAATCATGCCCTCACGCTTTACAACGGTAAGGCTAACCAGATAACCATAAGCCTTGCTGCAGGTACGTATTCGGGTACGATCTCGTGTTCAGGACCGGCCGCAGGTACAGCTATTGGTTCAGTTGTCCCGAAATATATCCTTATCACAGGCGCCTCTTCCGGCACAACGACCGTGACCTCTGCAGGAGAAACTTTAGTCGCAGGGCACGGTTGTTACTTAGGTATCGCTAAGATGACGATTGGCTCGTCAGGAGGAAACGCCGTTTTCCCGCAGAGTGGTGGGATCATCAGTATCAACGACGACGTAAATTTTACCACGACTGCAGGGGATCACATGCACGCTGAGTTTGGTTCCACAATCATCGTAAATACAAATTACACAATCTCGGGCAGCGCGGCGACCCACGAAGCCGCTATCTTAGGTGGACACATTGAATTTACTGAAGTGGCTAAGGTGGTGTCGTGCGTGGGGAGTCCCGGCTTTAGCGGTGCGTTTGCACAGGTTGGACAGAACGGCGTCATCTACGAGAGCTCCAACTTCGTGAGTTTTTCAGGCTGCGGTACCGTTACAGGCATACGATACAAAGCGCAGAGCAACGGTACGATTGAGACAATCGGCGGCCTTTCCAGTTTCTTTCCGGGGAGTTTGGCTGGTTGGGATCAAGATGGCGGTCTCTATTCACCGCTGGCTAAGCCCACCGTTATTGTAACTGGTTTCGGAACGGGCGCGGTAGTTACCATAGGTTCGGGGTCGACTAGCCGCTCCGGGAACTTTACCGTCGCGACGGGAGCTGCTCCAGCTGGCACAGGCACGATAAACTTGACCTATGGCGACAACGTGGGGCAATACGACAGTGTGTGTATCTTAAGGCCGGATGGGGCCGCGAGCTTTCCCAACCCTCAGGCGTGGCCAGCGACCACTACGCATTTTCTTTCAGCTCATTCAGTTACAGAATCGAATTTTAATTGGTCAACGGGCGCGGGTTCTTTGACAACGCCGGGAACATATAGAATCAGCTACATCTGCACCGGCGTTTCGGGGTTCCCATGACAACAAGCGTTGATGTAACCAACCGGGCGCTTGCTCAGATCGGCTCGCGATCTCAGATTTCGTCGATGACGGATGGTTCGACGGAGGCGCTGTACGCAAACCTTCTCTACGTGCCACTTCGTAACTTCCTCTTGTATGAGGGTGATTATGATTGGTCGATGCTCCAAATTCCATTGGTAGCTATGGCAGGGAGCCCACCTCCGGCGTGGTTGTTCGCGTATCAGTACCCTAACATTATTCGGGTACGGCAAGTTATTCCAGTCGATTACAACCCGTTAGACCCGCATCCAGTTGAGTGGAATGTAATGGCAACTAGTCTTGTACCTGGGGTACGGCAGATCGTAACGCGGGTCGCAGCATCGAGTATCCTTGCGACCGTCGAGGTTCTCGAAGATTTTTGGGACTCGATCTTTACTGAGGCGTATACGCGGCTGCTTGGTAGTGTCCTGGCGTTTGCACTCGAAAATCGGATTGAGGCGTCGAAGGAGAAGTTATCGGAGGCGTTGAGCTTCGCCGGTATTGCGAACATGAGGGACTCATGACCATCGAGGCGGTCTGCAATCAAGCTCTGGACTTGATTGGATATAAGCGCCATATCGGCAACATTGCCGAGGGCAGTGTAGCGGCGCGGGTGGCGCTTGACCAGTGGCAGCAGACCCGAGATTATTTCTTCCATACGCTGAAGCCGGCGTGGGCGCGGCGCGATGGAGTTCTTGCGCTGATGAAAAGCGCTCCTAATATCGTGAACGGCACGGCAAACTACACGGTTCCGTGGGATGGAGCTATTCATCCAGAATTACCTTGGCTGTACGAGTATCAATATCCTGACGATTGTGTGATACCGCTTCAGGTAAAGACCCGGCCGGCGTTCTTGCCAGAATGGCGTCCCACTTTTCGGTCGTATAGACTCCACTTCGACCCGGCGAACAACGCGCGGACGATTCTCTGCAACGACCCCGATGCCATCATAACCTATATAGCGGCGGTTCTTGATCCAGATAATTGGCACAACGACTTCACGGAAATCATTGTGGATGCGCTTGCGAAGAAGTTCGCGGTCGAGTTAGCACCAGAACTGGCACGGCAGAAAGGGCAGCAGCAAAATGCCAACCCTCCCAGTTGATCTTGTGAACCGCGCGCTTGATGAGTGCGGGTTCGATGAGTATGACGTTGGCGATCTGAGTGAGGGTACGGACGCGGCGATGGCCGCATTGCGGATTTACGACCCGACGCTGCGCCAGTTGTTGAGCGCAGCGCATTGGAACTTTGCGCGAAAGCAAGAAAAGCTGGTTATGATAGGGGATGTGACTGGGATCAACGTCGCCTTCACAGGCGTGCCTGGGCCGTGGTCCTATATGTACGAATGGCCTACAGACTGTGTTCACGCAAGATTTGTTCCGCGCACCGATCAGACAGTGGTGGGCAACATTCTTACATGGGCATCACCTGCACCGTTCCTTGTCGCCTCTTTCAGTATACCCAACCCGATCGAATCTCAGTGGGATCAGATCGAAGGGCACGATCCGGAACAGACTCGTGTAATCCTCACGAACCAGCTCACAGCATCGCTTGTTTACACTGGCATGATGATGTATCCTGATGCCTGGGACCCCCTCTTCGAGCAGGCTATGGTGGCGGTATTGGCAGCGCGGCTTGCGATGGCGGTTATCAAGGATAAGAGAGAGGCGCGCATTGTGCGCGCCGACAACATCTCGATAGCGAAGGGTGCGCTTGACGCTGCGCGAGTACGTGACGGTGATGAAGGCTGGACAATAGCGGATCACACACCGGACTGGATAAGGGCGCGGACGGCAGGGGCGGCTTGGTCGGGTCCGGGGACGTTGTGGATGCCTTGGGCGTCGATGCCGTTTGTGGAAGATGCGGGTGGGACGTACTAGATGCCCGACCGTGAAGCCCCAGTATCCCTGATCCAGAACACGTTTGCGGCGGGCGAGATTTCGCCCAGTCTCTATGGGCGGACTGATCTCGCGAAGTTTCATCAGGCCGCCGCAATCATGCGCAATTTTTACGTGGATTACAAGGGCGGCGCAAGCTCGCGGCCCGGCACACAGTATATGGGGCAGGCTGCCACGACAGGGCAGGTCCGTCTTATCCCGTTTCAGTTCTCAGCCACGATCGGCCAAACCTATATGCTCGTTCTGTCGGCGGGCAAGATGCGGTTTATCAAAAATCCTGGCACCCCACCATATCCGAACTCCAGCAACGCCGGATTTATTATCCTCACAGGTTCCCCGTACACAATCAACACACCCTACGCGGAGGCCGACCTGCCGTTCCTGCATTTTTCGCAGATAGCCGATCAAATGTGGATAACTCGACACGGCTATAAACGGCAGGTTTTATCACGAGTAACCGACACAAACTGGACACTAACTCCGGTGTCCGTTACGCCTGTGATAGGTCCGCCCACGATAAGTGGTGTTACGATTTCAGGGCTGCCGGCAGGGTCTCCCGACCCGCAAAACACAACCTATCTGTACGTTGTAACATCTGTTGATATGAACGGCAATGAGAGCTTGCCGTCGAATTATGGAGGTACGACAGGTATAGATATAGCCACGACGCAGGGGACTGTGAGTATCTTTTGGAACGCGGTGAGTGGTGCGCGTTTTTACAAGGTGTATAAGGCGCTGCCCGCCCCTGGTGCAAAAGTGCCCGGCCTCGAGTCACAGTTTGGGTTTGCGGGCTTCTCGTACGGCCCCTCGTTTACAGACAGCAACATAGTAGCAGATTTTACCAAGGCGCCTCCAACCTTCGACGATCCGTTCACGCCAGGGAAGATCACCGGATTTGCCATAAGTGCATCCACCGCTGACTGGCCGGTCAGTGGAACTTCACTCAACGTAACCGACGCGACGGGCGCGGGCGCAGAGCTCTTTCCTATAATAAGCAATAACACAGCTGGTGGTGTAGGCTCGATAATAGGAATATATATCAGGAACCCAGGTCATGACTACACAGCGCCCACGGTAGCTGCAGCTGGCGGAGGTACGACTTTCACGGCCACGCTGTCAATAGGTGCTACGAGTGGGCTGGATCCTGATGTGGTTGGGCTATTCCAGCAGCGGCAAATCTACGCATCAAGCCTCAACTTTCCGAGTACGTTATGGGGCAGCCGCCCTGGAAAGTTCGCCGACTTCACCTTCTCAAACCCGACCGTAGATAACGACTCATACGCCTTCACGATAGCTGCTTCGCAGGTCGGTGACATCTTGTGGCTCCAGACAATGCCCGGCGGCCTTGTTATCGGGACTAATTCAGGGATTGTGCAACTGACGGGCGGCTCGTCATCGCCATCGAGTCCGGCTGTTGTTACACCGTCGAACGCTGTTATAGTTCCGCAATCGTACTACGGCAGTGCTGACATTCATCCCATAGTTATCAATTATGATATACTCTACGTTCAACTGGGGTCATCGGTGGTTCGCGATTTG